ACAAATCGGGTGATCGGCTCTCGGCTGTCAGCTCTTGGCCGGCAGAGGTTCTCGAAACGATTCAAATTGAAAGCTAATGGCCGAACGCCGAGTGCTGAATGCCGAAAGCCTGGTTTTTACTTCACCCGATCACCCGATGGCCCGATCACCCGATCCGTCCTCACGCCAGCGCCCTGCGCGTGTACTGTGCCAACGTCGCCACCACACTCGGCGGCAACATTTCTCTCGAAAAGCTGATCGTTACTTGCCCACTCGCTGAACTCGCGTCTTCGCCGATGTGGCTGCGCCGGCGATAGACATACGCGAAGCCCTCGATGGCGGCTTGCTGCAGATCGGCAGGCACACTCGTGTATCCCGCCTGATAGACAAGCTGCACGTTCTGAAATCCACGCGTGAAGCGATATTGATATTGGCTGTTGTATGGGCCAATCGAATAGAAGGCGCTCGATCCGCCGCGCAGCATGATTTTGCGGGCGTCGAGAACAAATCCAGCGCTCACCTGACTCGTCGCAGCGGGAATCGCAACCCCATCCACCATCACGGCACTTACTGAAATCAGTGGAAAGTTACGCGGAAGTATGAACAGCGCGCCGTTGCCATCGCGGTTTTCCGTGTAAGTGGTTGCGATGATGTGATCGCGATTCATCCAGCGCAGCATCTGCACGGAGCCGCGTGTAATCAGGTTCTGCAGCAGCGCATCTTCGGCGTTGGTCTGGATATTCAGCCACGCCTTCACGTCGGCGAGAACACAGAGATCGTCAATGGAACCAGGCATAAAGAACCGAGGTGAACACGAAGGACATGCAGGACATGAAGACACCACGAAACTGACAAAGAAAAATCAGCAGAATCCTTCGTGAATGCTTGGCTCGCTCTGCTTGTGGTTTTGACTTTTGCAGGTCGCTATTCGTCTTACATCTTCAGTAATGCGTGAAACCGCACTTCGTTCTTGCGGCCACGAGCTCACATTGGAAAGAATCAGAGCATGCGCGGATTGGCAAGTCTCGTCATTGTTGCCGGCATTATGCTCGGCATTTACCACTTCTATTTCAAAGAGATGCCGACCACTGATCCCGGCACAGCGCCTACTCAGGCAATTAATCTGACCGGAGTACGCATGGATCTGCTGCAAATTGCGCAATCCGAGCGCACGTTTACGGCCCAGAACGGACGCTGCGCCTCGCTTGACGAACTCACGTCTTCCAATGCGATCACTATGTCGCGCGCGAGCCGCGACGGTTACTCATATTCCGTGCAGTGTGCGGGCAACAACTTCACAATCACCGGCAGTCATGCCGCCGCGCCCGCAGACTCCCCGATCCGCTATCCCGCCCTCGCCATCGATCAAACCATGCAAGTCACAGAGCTCAATTAGCTTGTAATGGAGAATCGGGTGATCGGGCCATCGGGTGAAGTGAACTGCGGGGGCAATCGGCTCTCGGCTGTCAGCTCTTGGCCAGCAGAAGTTCTCGAACCGGTTCAAATTGAAAAACCCTGGTTTTCACTTCACCCGATCACCGATTCCTTCTGACTTCACCCGATCACCCGATGGCCCGATCACCCGATTCTTTCTGACTCTCGCGCTCTCTTCTCTACCCGTTGCCGATATTTGCCAACACGCAGAATGCGAATGGGGCGAACACCTGCAGCACTTCGTCGACGTACACACCGAACTGATAAGTACGGCTGGTGATGGGCCAATCGATCTGGTGGTAGTCGCGCCGGCACTTGATCTGCGCCACGTTGCTGACGTTCGAGAGTGGATATGGCAGATACTCTGTCTGCATCAGCAACGTGCCCGCGGTGAGATACGGATGGATCTCCATTGGAATCACCTGGCCGCCGCCGGGCGCAAACTTGTTGAAGTACCCCGCGACCATGGAGCCGCCGATTACCGCGGGCTTGCCATTCACGTCCATGTTGATGCGGAACAGCGGCACGCCCGTGGCAGCCATCACCTTCTTGTTGATGTTGGCAGCCTCTTGCGAACTCACCCACATCTTTGTCGGCGACAGACGGTTGTTGTCCCACTGCGCCAGCAGCGCGGCGTCAATCTGCAATATCCCGCTTGCGCCGTCGGAGGTGAGAAATCCGCCATCGAGAGACTTGTAGTAAGACGAGGTTGTCTTCAGCGCCTGGGCGATGAAGCCATCGAAGACCAGCGCGTTCGTAGACTGATCAGAGCCCCAGCTCGCGGCCGTCTGCGTGCCCGCCGGATCGGCTGCGAAGCTGGCAGCGTTGACGCTGCTGATCAGCGCCAACTTGGCTCCGGCTGCGTTTGGTCCCACATACCACGCGTATCCGGCCGCACCTTTCACTGCAGGACAAGTCGCGTTAATGGTCAAGTTGCCGCCCGTCGTAGTGACCGAGTTCGATGCCGCTGAGATATTCGACGAACCGCCGCCATAAGTGTCGGTCGTGCCGTCGATGTTGGTGCGAACGACCGATTTGGGAACCCCACCCGGCACGGTAGAGTTGAGATAGCCTTCGGGACTCAGCGCCACCACATAAACAACGGTCGCCTGCGCGGTCAACGAGCCACCCGAAGCCAGAGCAATGGTTGGAGCTACCGGAGTGCCCAGCGCGAGCGATGCATTGCCGTTGAGGATGATGCGTTCTTCGGCGATCATTACCGCGCGCAGCACTGACTCGACGGTGCGCGCGCGTGCGTCGTCAAAGCCCTCGGCAGCGTAGAGAGCTTCGAAGGTGACATCGCCTTCGAGTCCCAGTCCTGCATAGGCTGCGGTGAAATCCTGTTCGTTGGCGGTGATGCGTCCGCCGCGCTTACCCTCGCCTACGCCGGGCGAGAGATTCGCGGAGTTCACCGACATGATCGCCTTCCATCGTGTTGCCGTATCGCCGTTGCCCATCACGCGCGGCAACGCGTTGCGCAGCGGTGACAGCACCGGATACAACTTCTTCGCCGGGCCCGTCAGATCGTAGTTGACCAGACCGGTTGAGGTCTGGAAGGTCGCTTTGGCAAGATCGATCCCCTTCAGGAGCTCGAGCGTGCGCTGGGTGACTTCTCCGTTGAACATGTGGCGTTTCCTTTTGAGAATGGGATTATGGCGCTGTCGCCGGTGATAAAGATTCGAGAGCACTCAGCGATCGGCACTCAGCAATCAGCACTTAGCATTCAGCCCTGAACCTGAATGGATACAAACAGGAGCAGCAGTCGCGGAGAACGAGGAGAAGCAGAATGCATCGCGCTGGTGACTGGCTGAATGCTGAGTGCTGAATGCTGAGTGCTCACTGCTGAATGCTGAGTGCTGGATGCTGAGTGCTGCTAGGTGCCTTACGCGCCGAGCACCGGCCGCGTGTGCGCTGACTTCATAGCCTCAAGAAAGCCGGCATCGGCGTCGCCTTGAACGCCCTCGCGTTTGCGAGGGGGTCCGGCCATCGGGATGTTTGCGATCATCTTCCTTCGACACCGTCACGCTGGTGCGCGCGATGCGCCTCTCCGGTAGCGTAAAGTTCCGGGCGAAGCCTTCACTGAATTTTCGGAATGCGTCTGCCAGCTCTTTCAAACCGGCTTCGAGCGATTCCAGCTTCTGATCAATCGCTGCGATCTTCTCCAGCGAACTGCCCGACTGCGTAATTGCTTTATCGAGTTTCTCTTCCTCTTCTGCTCTCATTGGTTCTCCATTCGAAAAAGATGTTTGTCGAGCGTCCGGCCATTGGCGACCTTCCAGCAGATCTGGTTTAGCCGGCGGCTGGCAGCTGGTAGGTGGAAGCTTCATTGCAAACTTTCTGACCTCCGTCGTGCCGTCAGTCTTAATCGCGGTGAAGTGCGCATTTGGCACTGCGGGATTGTCGACCACGCTGATCTCGACCGGCTGTGCAGTGAAGCGCAGGAACTCGCCATCGGACCAGATGTTCACGTAGCGTCCGCCGATGGAGAATCCGGTGTACACGCCTTCCACGCACTTCTGCCAGGCTGTGTCATCGACGATCTTCGCTCCGACAGCGATCGTCTTGTGATCGTCGTCAAATTGCAGATCGACAACCTTGCCGACGGCGCTCGACCGATGCATCTCGCGGACATTGCCCAGGCTGCGCCCCGAAGTGGCTGCGACAAATTCCTGCGACCACGCTTCGAAGTACGGCCTCGACGACGAATAATCGAAGATCTCGCCGTCCTTATCAACAACTTCCGCAGTAGCGAGTCCCCACACCTCACGCCTGGCTTCATGGACTTTGGTAAGCGCAGCAAAGAGTTGGATTTTCTTCATAGATATGTAAGGTCAGTACCGTCTGCGGTGGCGGACGGGTCTCAGGTCAGTACCGTCTGCGGTGGCGGACGGGTCTCAGGTCAGTACCGTCCGAGGTAGCGGATGGGTACGTGAAAATCAGAGGCTAGAACACGGACGGAAAGGACTGAACGGATGAGATGGATAGACAAGAAGGACTACGGCGCGCACGGACCCAGCGGCTACCGCCGCCGGTACTGACTTCACCCGATCACCCGATCACCCGATTCCCAACGCCGCCCTCCCCAATGACTCTCTCACTTCATCCACCGTCAAAATCCCCGACTGCACGTAGATCTGATTGATCTGTGCCTGCTCCAGCTTGTTCTCATCCCTGCGCTCGCCCCAGGCGAACTCGACGTCGTCATAGCCGAAGTACTTGCGTACCAGGCCATTGATGAGCGATGCCAGCCAATTCAGCAGCGGGCTGATGCCTTCCTCTTCCGCTTGTTCTTTGGCTGTCTCCGCGGTCGCGCGATTCATCTGCTTGATGAGCGCTTGCGGCGAGAGCGAAAACGCCCAGCACACAATGCGAGCCAGCCATTCGTCCAGATCGCTGGAGAGCGGCGGCTCTTTCGTGAACTGCACCGCATCCTTGCCGCCGACATTGGGAATGAAAGTGATTTTCCGCCGCTGCTCCATGTTGCCGGCTAGCTTGGAGTCAAACCAATCTTGAAAATCGCGTACCGTATCGGGATTCCACGCGTCCGGCGCCTGGCAGATCGCCTCCGGCACGTTGCCATCCGTGAAGTACGCTAGCGTGAACATCTGCCGGCGCAGCGCCAGGTTGATGGTGATGATGATCTGCTCGACCGGCGAGTATCCGTAGAACTTATGCGCGCGCAGGTTGCGTGGACGATACACCAGCTCGGCGGCAGTGAAATCGATTGCCGGCACGCCTTTGAGAATCTGCTGATACGCGATCGCTGGCGGCGGTGGTGTCCGTCCCATCTCATCGATTACGCGCTTAATGGTGGCGCCGTCGATTGCTTCAAAGCGCTGCACCTTCTTGCCGGCTGACCAGACGCTTCCGTTCGCGTCGGTAGTCGCCGCTAACGTGACTGCATCAATGACGAGCAAATCTTCCAGGATCATGCGCAGCCACTCGTCAAAGTCATGCTCACCGTCAGGACAATGGAAGAAATCTGTCAGTTCGTCGATCCTCGAACCAGAGCGTCGAACGTCTTCGCCCGCTGAACCCTCGACTTTTACCCGAAACGCCCATGGCATTTTGCTGACCTGATCTTTGCGCGTCTCGATCGCGATCCGCACCAGGTCCAGCGAGTCCGCCAAATCGCGCATTTGCTGGAACCCGATCGCCTCATACGTGCGAGGCAGCGTCACCACGTTCACGCCCGGGGGATAATCAAATCGCCTAGGTGGTGTGTCCGCAGGCGCAACCTGCGGCAGCGGATTCAGTGGACCAAACCACACGTCAAGCGTGGCCCGCCACTTCTGCTCGATTCGTTCCAGCAGACCAGCATCAATCGGCCGCGCTTTGCCACCACGAATGAGTTTGCTGTTCATGGAGTCGTCCTTGAAATCGGGTGATCGGGTCATCGGGTGAAGTAAGAAGGAGAGGTCATTGCTGTATTCCACGCTGTTGAGCCTCTGTGATCCTGAGGCCCGATTTTTTCTGACCTTGAACCGATCACTTGATGGGCCGATCATCCGATTCTTTTCTGACTTCACCCGATCGCCAGATCACCAGATCACCCGATTCTTTCTGACTTCACCCGATCACCCGATCACCCGATTCTTCCCCGGCCCGATCACCCGATTCTCTTCAGTACCCTACCAAAAACCGCGCCGTACACGTTCCCGCCG